GTTGAATGCTGTCATCCAGGCTGTCCCACCAATCCACATTGACCACAATGCTGGTCAAAAACAAACTGTGTTCGGTGTTGATAATGGTGTTGACCCAGTCTTCGCACTGATCGGGCAACAAACGTTGTGCCACATATTCAGCACCCACGGCCTGACCAGATTGTACCACAGTTGATACTTGTTCAATTTCTGTGGGCACAGGTGTGAATCCAAATGCTTGCATGGTGTCTTGTGCAATGGGGCTCATGCCTGAACGAATGTTTCGCCCTGCAATTTCAGCCAGGCTTTGCACCGACTCGCTCACGGGCAACAATCTAAATCCACCGCTGTAGGTATAGGCCAAACCTTTGAGACGGCTGTCACTGTCAAAGTTGTTGAGCAAGCGAGTGCCAATTTCACCTTCTAAAATTTCAGCAGCATGGTCATGATCATCAAACAAGTAAGGCATATCCAACACATGCATCTGACGGTTGGCTTGACGAGCCAGGCTAGTGGTCTGCATTTGTGTGATTTGCACAGAATTGTCCTGCAACAAACGCCAGACATTTTGTGGTGTGACTGGAGTTTCGGGTTGATACTGATCATTGTACTGTTCAGCAGTCATGATTTCAATGTCAATTTTGACATCTTTGCCACGGCTGTTTACAATGTTTTTGAAGTCTTCAGCCACTCGTTGGAACAAGTAAACTGGTTTGTGGGCGATGACCCACTTTAGATTAAGTGATTTCATAAGATTCTCCTGGGATATTATATTTAGTCTTGCCTGCCAGTTGCTGGCAATTTGACTAGTATTTATTCACTGTCGGGCTCGTCAATCACACGCCACCCCAGCAGTGCCAAATCTGCACGAATTTCGTCGGTGACCGTGCCTTCGCCCACAAACTCGGTGTCGTCCTTGGGACCAATGCCCGAACAATACCATTCCATGTAGTCGCCGCCCTTGCCTCCAAAGTCAGACACCACGCCACCAGCATAGCGCCAACTGCAACTCCAGTAGGCATCTTTCAGTACCAACCAAACATCTTGCTTTTGGAATTGGTTGTTGCACAAGGCAGCATACAGGTTCTGCGCATAGTTGTCACTGCCACGCACTTTGCTCAGGAACCAGTCAGCCTGGCTCATGTCATATTCCATGTTGTTGACTCGGAACTCGTCGCTGGCTCGACGCTCGGCTTCTAGTTTGGCCCACTTGCCTCTGAGGTCATCAAAGAAGTCATCATCGGTGCCTTCGCTGTCATGATGTGGTTCAATCGTGATGTCGCTCATGTTGTTCCTTTGGTACCAGAGACGGGACTCGAACCCGTATGCCCTTGCGAGCGGCAGATTTTAAATCTGCTGTGTATACCATTCCACCACTCTGGCATGTTTTATTTTAAAAATCCAGAAACCTGTAAAGTGTATTTGTTTTGCATGCCAGCATTGGCACCCAGATGCAACACTTCACTGTCCCAGAGCCAACCTTGACCTTGCGTCCAATGTGTGTCCACAGTGTCTTCGTACTGAATAAAATGTCCCAGTTGCCAGTTTTGCAAATAGATATTGGCACGAACTTTGAGTTCGGTTCTGTTGGGGAAGCGTTGTCCAATTTGATAGAATGTGTCTCGGTGCCAGGGAATCACGCCACCTGGCGGTTGCAGTATGCTACTGACAGTGACCACTTCCATGCCCAGTTGAGCACCTATGTCATCAAAGTCCACTTGGTCAGCAGTCCACCACAACTGGTGTATTCGAGTGTTTTCGTATACGTAGGTGTCAGGGAACCCGTTGAACTTCTCATGAATGTCTTTTAATTCATGTACTTGATGCTTGATACAACTGCCTTCATGCACTGAATAATCAGCATTGACAAATTGATCAAAGTTGGTGTTGAGAATGACTTGTTTTAGCATGTTGTTATTTAACCTTGGTCCGGCGTGCAGGAATCGAACCCACATTCACGGTGTAGAAGACCGCTGTATTATCCATTATACTAACGCCGGTGTTTGGTGCAACGGGAGGGATTTGAACCCACAGTGGACTTTCGTCACTCGATTATGAGTCGAGGGCCTGCAACCAATACGGCGTCCGTTGCGTTGTGTAATTATATTACATAATTGAATTTATGTCAAGTTCTTTAAAATTTTAGATTTAAGTCAGCAGTTGGTTGATGATGTCGGCGGCTGTTCGAACCAGATCCAAATCAATGTTCATCCTGTGTGCTATTTCGGCAGTGCTGAGATTGCGTTCTAGCAGTTCGCGTACTTGGTTAATGATTTCTCGCTTCATGTATATATAACGCCTTAGACTGTGATCTCAGCTAGAGCAATTTTGCCTAACTAGACAACACCCAGGCCCATACCTGCACAAACAACCAAACAGCACTCAAATACCCTGCACCCACAACAGCATTGGCAATGATGCCGCCTAGGTCAAACGGCTCCACTACTGCTTTTTTAACAGGTGCCACAGTGGTCGTGCCCATGTGCAAGTCTGTATGCGCCAAGTCAGTCAGCGGTTTGAACTCCATCAGCATCTCGTCGGTGAGATCGGGCATGTCAAAGTCATCATCTGCAGGTGTGGTGGCCATTATTCTAGTCCCAGTGTGGCAGGAGCATGATCCAGCCGTGCAGTGAATTCATCATCGTAAAAGAATGCATCGGGGTCTGTGATTGTGATGCTGAGATCACTGTGCATTAAATCATAGTCCACGAAATTGTGGTCAGCATCGTACACACGGAAGTAATAGGTTCCGTCATGGCCGCGTATCAAGCATCCTTCAACACCCGTGGCACTTTTTGTCATACTCATTATTTACTCCCAAGTTCGGTGACGTTCGGCCACCCATTCACAGCCGTCATATTCCTCGATGTACCAGTTAACATCGTCGGGAATGTCCACAACCTTTAGTTCAGCGTGGCGCCCGTCGGCCTGGTTGCCCAGCTCTTGGACCACTGCCACAAGGTCAGGATCATCACGAGCTAGATCTCGATCATGGAACACTGTGTCACTGTATGCGGCATTGTGTGCTTGACGCTCGGCTAGAGTCATCTCATGCCAGTTGTTAGGATTACCTTCTATACGTTGCTCTGGAGGCACAAGATAGTAGGTAAATGGAATCAAGCGACCAAACTTGTCATTTTCTTCAACCCACACCTGTCGGCCACTCCGGTCAAGATACAGCAAAACAGCCTCGTGGCTTAGGCCAAACCCGCCATGGCACTTGTTGATTACAACTTTAGTCATAGTCCAACTCCCAATATCTGTTTCATTTCTTTGCCCATTTTATATAGCCGCCGTTGCTGTTGCTCCAAGGGCAATACTGTTCCCACAATGCAGTTGCCTGAGCCTGGTCGGGATGCGCTTTCATCAAACGGTCTAGATCGGATCTAGTTTGAAATCCATCAAGACTCCAGTCATGTGTTTTCAATGCAGTTTCAAGTTCGTTCATTGTTTATCCACATCATATCAGTATGTCTCCTTGATGATGTCATACTCTGTGGTGGGCCACTGTGCCTTGAACTCGTCAGTGTTGACGTAGGCATTGTAGTCACTGGCGTTGAAAAACATCTTGCGGAACACTGCATTGAGTTTGCCCTTGACAGTGATTGTAAGATATATTGATTTTGCTTTGCCTGCCATTATGCCATCTCCCGATCAAATTCACATCCAACATCTGCCCACAACGCAGGGTTCATCATGTCTGTGTGGTATGCACAGATTTCTTCTGCTTCGTCTAGTGTAGCACACCGGTCCACTGTGGTGCCAGCATACGCACCTTCCGCAGTGGTGGTCCAACGTACCACGTCCCAACGAAGTGCTTTGTCATGCCATTCAACTGTGAATCTCATCATGCTGCCTTTCTAAAATAACCGTAGGGCAAGCCCTGCGTGAAACAAAAATAGTCGGCATCGCCATTGGCATGTTCAGCATCCATTAACCATGCAATCACACGCTCACGGTCAGCGCCAGTGTGCATGAGACTGGTCACACGATCTTCAAACTTCACAATGGCTTCTGCTTCGGCTGTCTTGCGGTCAGCTTCTTCACGCTGGATAACACTGCCCAGGCCGGCAAACTCCTGTTCGAAGTCTGCCAGGATCCAAGTAGAAGTGTCAACACCGCGTGGACGATGGCCGTAAGCATCCTTGTACATGTCCCAATAGGTGCATTGGGCTTGCTCGAGCGCAGTCATCTCTTCCCAACTTTTGAACTGTTCCATTGCTGACTCCTTTTTGCTTTGTATGTGGTTATTATAGCACTTTACCCATTATTGAGCAACCAATTTCACACGCACATCAGTGTTCAATGCAGGTGTATACTTTTGTATTAACTCACGCTCTAACCGGTGTGCAACATCTTTGCCACGCACAATGTCCACGATTGCGTAGTTTACAGCGGCTTCGCCTGCGGCACGAATTGCATTGTACAGGTTCCAGTTTTTGTCTTCTGTACGGGCGCGGTAGATGTGTTTGTTTACACGGCTACGAAGCGACATGTTTATGGTGCGCTGAGTTTTAGCGGTAATACCAATGTAGTACTCCAATCCAACTTGGATCATGTACACAATGTGGGTTCTATCAGTGCGTTTCTTTCTCATCATGCCATTATTATAGCATTTTGGGAATATTCGGTCAACCAAAAAGTAGTACTGCAAAAGTATTACTTTTTTGGGCGGCAAAAAGTACTACTTGAGTATTACCGGGCTAGTAGGTCAAACTTGCAATAAATCGCTTGATGTCGCCATGCAGTGTGGCCATCATGGCTTCTCGGCTGCCAAACATCACCATGACGTTGAGTTTGCGATTGTTCACAATGTAGTAGGGACAGGTCATGTGTCGATCCAAGGTGATCAAGTTATGTGGTGTCAACAACTTTTCCGGCAAGTCAAATGTGTAACTGCTGAGTTCCAAGAAGTTGCTGAACACATGATAGCCCTGATAGGTTAGACGCAAACCACCATCTTCTCTAATGTTCTGCCACCAAGTGCGCATGGCTTCATCCACTGACGGAGCATCAGGATAATGATTTACAAGTTCAGCTGTGAGTTGAAGTTTATTGAGCATTGGGATATATCTTATCCCCTTGCGTTAACAGCACAACTGAAAACTTGTCAGTTCTAAATTGTGTGTTGAGTTTGCGAGCCAGGTTGATGGCATGTCCGGGGTTGCTGAACGATACCTTTTTGTACTTGGGTCCAGGATACTGTGTTAGTAGATTGCTGGTTTTCAAGTTAATGGGCTTGGCATCAAAAAACACAGCCCACACACCTTCAGAGGCCAGCACTTGCTCGGTCTTGTAGGTCTGTTTGTTGGTGTGCTCGATCAGCACATTTGGCTTTGGTCTTGACATATTAAACTCCGTGTTTATTTATGCCAATAACTATGCAGATTTAAAACTGCCCCCGGTGATTTGCACTTCTACAACTTCTGCACCGCGTGTGGATTGTTCACGCATTTGTTCCAAAGTCAACAACAGTTTGGTTATATCTGCGTGTAAATCTTTGGCATCACGCATGGGCATGGAGAAGTCCTTTTGCCCACGTGCTTCGTGTGCTTTAATTGAATCCACAAATCGATATATGTGTAAACTCATTTTCTTTTCACAAATGGTTCAAGATTAGGAGCCACCCATCCCTGAGGCTTGAGAACTTTGCCATCTTCACGCTTGCGAACACGACCACTTTGTTTGTCAATTTTGTTGAAGTTTGTGGCCATTACTTCCTTCCAGGCACCTTCGGCATCAAAGCCTGCTGAGCGGATAGCACCAATTGTGACAACCAGGATGTCAATTAGTGCATCAAGTTGTTCAACTTCGTCATTGGCTAATACTGCTTGATGTAATTCTCCAACTTCTTCGTCGATTAGTTTCATGTACATCAAGTACTGCGATTCATTCATTGCGTCGACACTTTGGTCGCATGCTCGCATGAATTTTTCTTGATCACGAAAGGGATTTGTCACGTGCTGCCTCCTGAGTATGAAATGGTCCTTGATATTGATAACGTTCTAAAACAATCAGCTTGGGATTACGTATAATTTTCCAGGAACGATGTTGTTTTATAGCATAGTAACCTGCGGCATACCATGACTTTGATTTGCGTTCCTTGGTGAACAGCGGCAGTCGATGTTTGACATCCCACATAGGGTTGAATGCTCTGCATCCTGTTTCAAATCCATGCACTTGGTCTGGTGCTGGCTTTGTGGTCTTCTCCACTGGTGCAAATTCAATGTCTACCTTTTTACGCACCATGGGAATGGTCTTGAACCGACCAACTTGGTCATTGATACGCACAGTGTAACCATCAGATTCGGCCTCCAGGGCACCAACCTTGCGATTGTCTTTTTTCAATATCCAATATTTTTTATCAATTACTGGCTTGGCTTCTATCATCTAAAACTCCTTTGTAAGTTTCATTCATCCAACGACCCACGGTGTCTGCATGGTCGCTGAGCTTGGTCAGCTCGTACTTGCCACAGAATCGTAAAAAGTGCGCACCGACCATGCCCACGTCTTTATGACTAATCTGCTCGCGTATGGCTTCGTCTACTGTGGCCTTGACATCATCAGGCTGTGCAGTAAGATCAATCAACACACGATTGCGTTCATAGTCGTCCAGCACCTTGTGTTCGGCTTGCTCATGGTCACTCCAACGTTGCAACATGAGATTGTTCCAAGCATAGCCTCGACGATCACGATCTTCAAATGCTTCTGTTAGTCCCACTTGGTTCTTGGTGCCTTTTAATCGCACACCTGGATAGGCAGAGAACACATTGTCACCAGGATCACCACGCATACATTTCAAGAACAACACCCAACGTTGATAGTCTGGGGGTGTGACAAATTCAGCATTGGCCTTGCCAACTTTGATCTTGCTGTTGCTCTCAATGGTAAAACTCAAATGTTTGCCTTTTGCGTCTGTGACACCTTCGGTGCTGAACAAGTGATCGTTGATGCCATTGTACAGTTTGACGTTGGGTGCAACCAATTGTACAAAGTCTGAATCTGAGCTGACAATTACGTGTTCGTCTTGGGGGTGCAAAGCAATCCAACGTGCAATGATATCATCTGCTTCGGCTGTGGCACAACGGATCACACTACAGTTGGTTCGTGTAGACAAGTATTTAGTCAGCTCATCATACGTTTCCCAGAACAGCTTGTCCTCTTCTGCTTCTGTTTCACTCATTTGCCCACGTGCCACAGCACGGTTGGCTTTGTAGGGCCGGTAGTGATCTTTGCGCCAGCTTCGACCTTCCAGTGCGAATACCACATGATCTGCACCAAATTGTCGGGCCACTTTGTTGGCACTCATTATGGTCAGGTGCAGGGCAAATCCCAATTTGGTCCATGTGTCTGCGGCACGATGCGCTTGGTGCCGCGCACGGAAAAACATGTTGCTAGTATCAATCAGTAGGTAGCGCATTTGTGTTCACCAAGT